CTTCACTCATTTGTCATCACTCTTTTTCGTAGCCGTTTTACCCTTGATCTCTTCCGCGTGTCCCGCCTGGATCAAGTCGTCGCCTAATTCTTTTTTAACTGTTTGCTCTGATCCTTGATCGAACGAAAATTCTTTTCCGTCAAAATCTACTCCTGTGCATCCTGTCAAGATTTCAATTTTCAAGATATACACCACCTTTAAGCGGAATAAAAAAGAGAGGCATAAGCCTCCCTCATTCATTAAGCCATTTTCATTACTTGAACAGCTTCAGCAAGTGTCAAGATACCGTCCACGCGCTCGTAACCACGGAAACCGACTTGACCTGTTGCGCTGTAAAGCTCATTTAAGCGTTGGAATACGCGTGCTTTACGATCTGCAATGTTGTAGTAAGAGAAGTCACCGAATGCCATTACTTTCTTACCTGTTGCCACTTGATCCACGAATTCAGAAGCGTAAACCGGACGACCTAAAATGCTATCTGGAACACCGCCGAACCCTTGAGTCCATAAGTAGTTTCCTTGAGAGTCTTTTAATTTGCGAATAGCTTTAATCGTTTGGTCATTCATTAACCAAACAGCGTACGCACGGTATGGAGCCGGTAAAGCGTAGAATAAGTCGATAATTTCATCGCTTGTGAATGCTGTTGCTGACGCTGTTGTTTTACCGATTGTAGCTGATGTCATAACGCCTGTCGGTTGACCTGTACCTGTACCGACTACAAATGCTTGTTCCTCTGCTTTAGCGATTGAACGCGCGAACTCATTTACTAGGTATGCTTCTAAATCGAATGCACTGTCTTGTAAAAGTTCTTCTGATACCTTGATAATACGTGTTAGTTTGAACGCACGGATCGTGATGATGCCGAATGCGTCGTCTGACTCATTGAACGCGCCCTCTTCCGCTGTCCATGCCGCCGTACCGTGAGATACTACAACCGGGATATCTGTGTCACTGTCCGTTTGGATAACTTTTGCAAGTTGTCTCATAACGTTCATTAATTGTAACTTGTCAATTAATTTAGCCTGGAAAGACTTTGGAACAGTGTATCCACCAGCCGCCGCCGTACCCGCTTTAAGAGAACGAGCCTCTTCCGCTGTTAACTGAGCGCCGCGGATCATGTTTAAGAAAGCTGAACGATATTCGCTCTCTGCATCCTCTGAGCTACGTTTCTCCGGATTTTGTGGATCAGCTACCTTTTTAGCTTGTCCGCCTTCGATTTTGTTTGTAATAGAACGTTTTTCGTCCTCGATCATTTCCTCAACTTGTTTGATTTGCTTTTCAAGTGAACGTTTTTCAGCGATTGCCGCCTCTGCTTTGTCAACATCGCCCTCGTTAATGAATGAGCGAGCTTCGTTTTGTTTCGCTTCTAATTGTGCTAATAATTCTTTAAGTTTCTTGTTCATATGTCTATGAACCTCCTAATATTTAATTTTAGATTTCAAGAGAAAGTTTTAAGAGCTTGAGTTTCTTTGCTTTTTCCAGCTCGCTTTTATAGTTATCCAGGGATCGTTGAGCGACTACGCTTTCGGATGCCTGGTACGCCGGATAAGTTACCACTGAGACATCAAAAATAGTCTTGAATTTACTGATAGATCGTACGTAAACGCCTCTTTCTTCGTTGTATTCGAACGAGTCTCCGTCGTTTGCGTAGTCCACCGTAAAACCAAAACTTGATGAATCAATGTCACCGCGCTTCATAGATTCCATGAGATCGCGTGTAAATTGTGTATTTGGAGGGAAAATCGTGTATCTTAGCCCGATTTCGTCCACTTCTAGCTTTAAAGTGCCGCTTTTCGTGCGTCCTAGAACTTGATTTGGGCTATGATTGAACAATGCCCGGACATCGCCTAGATCGACGCCGTCAACCGCTCCTGGCTTGATTACTTCGATGAAACCGCCTAGATCGCGGCTTTCCGTGTTGAATTTGAGTGCATAACCTACGATATAGTCTTGTTTTGCCTCTTCATCACTCCGGATTTCCACTTCCGCCGTCGCTAGTGTTCTCTTTTCCAGTTTGTCCACTGTCTTTCTCACCTCCTTTAAGTTGCTGTTCGTAAGCCATTCCGACTTTGTCCAATGGTTGATAAGTACCATTAACGATCAATTGATCGCCGCCAGGTTTAGGAGATAAGTTTTCTTTCTTACGAGCCTCATTCGCCGCTAGGAAACCTTTATCGATTCCAATTCCGTATGCCTCATAACGATCTTTAAGAGACGTCCGGAGCATAACGTCGACGTTAAACTGTAAAAAGAACCCGTTTTCGATCTCTTTATCTAGTAAGAGTTTGTATGTCAATTCTTGCTCGTACATCGTCAAGATCGGATGCAATGTGTCACGATAAAACTCGTCCATCTGTTCCGTGATATTCGCGTACTTAGCGTCTGACATATCATTGACCTGGTGCATTTTGATTCCGAATGCCGCCGCGATCTGTCGGATAGATAGCTGATTAAGCTCCAGGAATTGCGAGTCGACCATAGTAGAATTGATCGTGTTAAATGTGAACCCTAGCGGAACAGGTAAAATCTTTCCGACGTTGTCCAATCCTGTTGACATACTCTCGAATCGCTGTTTTAAGCGGGTAACGTTGAGCGGATCAATGTCTGTCGTGTATTGCAAAAGACCTTTTGCTGTTAAGCCGCCTTTGAAATACTTGTTCACATATTCCGATCCACTCTGAGCATTCTCGATCGTCGTCCGGAGATAGTCTTTAATCGACATACCGGTCAATCCATCACGTGTCATCCCTTTGAAGTGTAAAACCTCTTCCGGAAACAGGATGTGATCGTTTGTCCCGTCATGATACTGATACCACATCGCCTTTTCGCCCTTGCCGATGATCCCGGCATCGTCGATCCATATCGTCACTCTCTCCATAGGGAGCGGGTAAAGATTCTCGACGCGTCCGTTTTTCCATTCAATGAAAACCACTGAGTGTCCGACATCGTCGCGATAATACTCGACTGACTTCCAAAAATCCGACGCGGACATCAAAGGATTAGGACGTAAAGCAAGTTTTGTAGTTAAATAGTGTCTGTGTTGTTCCTCAACGCCATTCTCTGACGCCTTGTGAACCTTTAACGGGAGTTTTGACATGGTATCCGTTAAGATACGCATACAAGTAAAGTACGTCGCCTCCCTCGCCTTTTCAGCGGACATCCCGTCGATCGTTATTCCTAACATTTCAGCGAGTGCCGCATCCTGGAGCGTATATGAACCTCGTAACTCTTGTTTTTTACGTTTCAAAAACATTTATTCGTTTCACCTCCCCTCACTGTCTGTCGTCGATGTTATACAGAACGCCCAGGATCGCCGAGATCGAGCCGAAAACGATAAAAGATATTCCAGCACCCCAAACAAGAAAAACGCCGTATACGACGAATAAAACACCTATGATAAGGAGGAATAACCCTAGATATTCTCTGATGAGTATTTCTGCGCTTTGTAAAAAGCTGAATTTCACTAGATCACCACCCTAACTTGTCGAGATAGTCGTCGCTTAATCCTTCGTTTAGATCGCCCATACCGTAAGCAAAACGAGCGTGTGCATGAGCTGTCATGATCGCCGCCGCCGGATCGATACGATTAGAACTCGCTTTTTTATCAAGCATAAAGTTTTCGTTATGATCCTCACGTTTGATCGCATTTCCTAGCGCCCAGTTTAGAACCGGGTTGTCATCATGATAAACCTTTTGCTTATAAACACTGTCACGGAATTCTTTTGTTCCTGGAGCAAGTGTTTTCATACCCTGGATTACTTTTACCGCTGAATAACCGTTATCGATCATGGCATTTGCAAACTGTGTTGCGTTCCATTCGTCGTAACAAAGGATTTTACATATCCAGCCCTCTTGCTCCATTCTGTCCAGGATGTATTTCTCGACATAGTCATAATCGACGACGTCTCCATCCGTGAGCGTGATCCATCCCTGACGTACCCATGTCTGATAAGGGACATTGTCCGTCGCCATTTTTTCTTTGAGACGATCCTCCGGCATGAATGAATGACTATACACGACGTATTCCTCGTTCCCTATAGGGATTATGAATGCAACTGATGTTAAATCCAGCGTACTAGATAAATCGACTCCGATATAAGTCTCACGACCGCGAGTGTCCGGCATCTTGTCGAGCTTACGAGCTGTCATGCCACATCGATTCCACTTAGCGAGATTCATGTATCCACCTGGCTTCAT